CGCAGGTCGCAGCTGAGCGCACCATGGGGGGCGAGCTGGACCCGGGGTGGGTGCCGAAATACGCGCTGAAGTATCCCCAGGATCGGAGGTCGGAGGACGGCGACCTGCTCTGGCCGGAGCGGTTCTCGCGCCACCATATCGACGAAGAGCTGAAGCCACAGCTCAGAAGCTGGGGCGGCACGTACGCCGAGGCGGGTCAGCTGCAGCAACGCCCGGCGCCGCGCGAGGGCGGCATGATGCAACGCTCGGATTTCACGATCATGGATGAGCTGCCGGCCGGCGGACGTTGGTGCCGCGGCTGGGACTTCGCGGCCTCTACTTCGGTAACGGCGAAATTCTCCGTAGGGCTGAAGATGGGTCTCATCAACGGGCAGCTTTGGATTGCGGACATCCGGAGGAAGCGGGCGACGCCTGGGCAGCTGGAGACGATGATCGCTCAATGCTGCGAGGCGGACGGCAAGAAATGCGAGCAGGACATGCCGCAGGACCCTGGACAGGCTGGGAAGTATCAGAAGGCGGCACTCGCGAAACTGCTACACGGGGAGAACTTCCATTTCTCGCCAGAGACGGGATCGAAGGCGGATCGAGCGAAGGGCTTCGCCGCGCAAGTCGAAGCGGGCAACGTATACTTGCTCCGGGGGAGCTGGAACGATGCCTACATCAATGAGGCGACGCAATTTCCGAACGGAGAATTCACGGATCAGATCGACGCATCCTCGCGATCGCACGGACGCCTGCTCGTAAAGCGTCCGAAGAGGATTGGATTCGCACCGACTGAGGTCAGGGGAGACCCGCGACATGGCAGGCAGCAAGGCCACGAAGGCTACTATCACTGATCTCGGCCGTTCCACGATTCCCCGCACGCGCGTGCGGCCGCGCACCACGGAGGGCGTGCCCGGCATCGCCTTCTTCGGCGGTTGGATCCAGGACAACGAGAAGAACCAGGACCTGAAGGGTCCGGCCCGGTACACGACCTTCTCGGACATGATCGGCAATACGTCGATCGTCGCCGCGGGCGTGCGCTTCTATCTGAACCTCATTGCGAAGGCGGGCTGGAGCGTCATCCCTGCGGAGACGGAGGACGCGCGGCAGGAGTCCGAAGCGATCCGGATGGCGGAACTCGTCGAGGAGATCATGCACGATATGCGGCGCCCCTGGCACAGGATCGTGCGGCGTGCGGCGATGTACCGTTTCTACGGCTTCAGTATTCAAGAGTGGACGGCGAAGCGTCGCGACGACGGGACTATCGGCTATCTCGATATCGCGCCTCGGCCTCAGGCGACGATCACGCAATGGGACCTGGAGCGGGACGGCAACGTGCTAGGCATGATCCAAACCCCTCCGAATGGCGGGCAGGACATCTATCTCGATAGAGGTAAGGTGATCTATATGTTGGAGGACTCGATTTCCGATAGCCCAGAAGGTCTCGGCTTGCTCCGTCATATGGTGGACGCAAACACAAGGTTGAAACTCTTCGAGCTATTGGAGTCGTATTCATTCGAGGGCGACCTGCGTGGCACGCCCGTCCTGAAGGGGCCGTTTGCGGCTCTGGAGGACGAGGTGCGCGCCAACAACCTCTCGTCCGAAGACCGCGACGCAATGATTCAGCCCCTGAACGACATGCTGCTCAATCACAACAAGAGTCCGTCGCGGGGGATCATGCTGGACTCCGAGCCGTACCGGGACGAGGGCGAGAACGGGATTCCCGGCAGCACGCCACAGTGGGAGTTCGAGATCATCCAAGGCGGCGATCAGGGTCAGGAGCACGTAGCGCTAGCGATCGAGCGTCTCAATCGCGAGATGGCGCGCGTCATGGGCGTGGAAGGGTTGCTGCTCGGCGGCGAGAAGGTCGGGTCGATGGCGCTCTCCGTGGACAAGAGCCAGAATTTCGGTCTGATCGTAGACTCCTCGCTCTCGGAGATCCGGGAACAGCTGCAGAGCGACTTCCTCCGGCCGCTGTGGCTGCTGAACGGCTGGGATCCGGCCCTCATGCCGACGCTGAAATCCGAGCAGGTTCAGTACCGCGATGTCGGGCAGATCACGCAGGCTCTGACGGATCTGGCGCAGGCGGGAGCCACGCTGCCTCCGGACTGGGAGGGCATCAACGTCGTCGTGGATCTGCTCGGGCTGCCGGCGATTGACCTCGAAAAGGCCGCGCTCGACGCGTCGCTGGACGCTGACCTGGACCGGAAGGTCAAGGAGAATTCCATGAAACCGCCGCCCGGTTCTGAGGGCAACGATCCGCCCAGCAACGGCCCGGAGGAGTAGACGATGGCGACGATCACGATCAGCGGGACGCTCTACGAGGTCTACGGGACTCTCGCCTCAGCGAACTCCTACTTCTCCGCAGCCGTTCATGGCGCTCCGTGGGGGGACGCCTCCAGCTCTACCCGCAACCAAGCGCTGGTTACGGCGACGCGCGTATTCGAGCGCACGGGTTGGCAGGGCGCCCCGACGGAGCCCGTCGACAAGACCCAGCCTCAGCCTGCGGATACGCAGCCGCTGGAGTGGCCGCGCACGGGCCTCGTCGATATGAACGACGTCGACGTGCCATCGGATTCCATCGTGCAGGACGTCATCGACGGGAACTTCGAGTACGCGCTGGCCGTCATCAATGACGCGGCGGTACAGACGGTCTCTGCGCCCGGCTCGAACGTGAAGATGGACAACCTGACGGAGCGCGTAGAGGGCGCCATCACCGTGACGACGGAGAACACGTTCTTCAACTCCACGCTCGGGAAGAACGGGCAATTCCCCACGATCGTCCAGGACTACATCGGGCAGTGGCTCGCTTCGACGAAGGCCGCGGTAGGCAACTTCGCGGGCGGCACGGACGTGTGCTCGCAGAGCGGCGCCGACTACGGCTACAACTTGCCCGGGTTCCCGTGAGCTTCCCCTCCATCAACATCGTTCCTGGGGAGCCTCTCGACTCCCTAAATACGATCGCGACGCTCCTCGATCGTGCCGAGCCCCAGGTCCGCCGCCAGTTCCTCCAGCTGGTGGGCGGCGCCGAGACGCTCGACTCCCTCGAAGAGGTCGCGGAGATGCTGCGCACTGGCCGCGTCTCCGATGCGCTCGCCCTCACGGAGGACATCGGACCCGGGATTTCGGCCTCCCTGGAGGCGGCGTTCCTGTCGGCGGGTCTCTCCGCGGCGGAGGTTGTGCGGTCTCAGACCGAATCGCTGATCGAGTTCAACTCCACGAATGCGCGCTCCGTCGTCGCCTTGCAGCAGAATCGGCTGCGGCTCGTGCGGGAGTTCGACCGGCAGCAACGCGACGCTGCACAGGAGCTTCTCGGCGATGCGTTCTCGCGCGGCCTCGCCCCCATCGAGCAGGCGCGAGCGCTGAAACAATCCATCGGGTTGACGGGGAATCAGGCGCGCAGCGTCACGAACTTCCGGAGGCTACTAGAGGAGGGCTCCACGCAAGCGCTGTCGCGCAAGCTCCGCGATCGCAGATTCGACCCCGCGATTCGTCGAGCGATCCGCGACGGCAAGCCGCTCTCACCGGAGCAGATCGACCGCATGGTGAAACGGTACCGCGATCGCTTCATTGCGTTCCGCGCGAACACGATCGCAAGCACCGAGACGGTCCGCGCCATCCATATGGCGGACGAGGAGATGTGGAAGCAGGCGATCGATGCGGGCGTCGTGCAGCCCGAAGAGATCAAGAGTCAGTGGTTCACCTCTGGCCTTGAGAGTGTCCGTCCGTCACATAGGGCCATGAATCGACAGCTCCGACCGTTCGGCGTGCCCTTCGTCTCGGGCAACGGCAACCAGCTCATGTTCCCCGGCGATCCGTCCGCGCCGGCCAACGATACGATCAGATGTCACTGCGTCGTGGCGCGCGAGATCAAGAGCCGACGCAACCCGGTGCGCCGCGCCGCTTGACGCATACGTCCAAGGGATTCACAATCCGGCCATGGCAGACGAAAAGTCGTTCCGGCTGAGCTGCAAGGTCGAGAAGGTCGACGAATCCCTGGGCCTCGTCTTCGGCTGGGGCATCATCTGCAGTGAAGACGGAAAGCCCTACTTCGACACGCAGGGCGACCATATCCCGTGCGATGCCATGATGAAGGCCGCGTGCGACTTCCAGCTCCACAGCCGCGCTACGGACGATATGCACGACAACGTCGAGGACGGCACCGTCGTCTTCAGCTTCCCTATGACGAAGGATGTGGCGAAGGCATACGGCATCTCGTGCGACACCGAAGGGTGGATGATCGCCGCGAAACCCAGCGCCGAGATCTTCGCGAAGTTCAAGTCCGGTGAGTACAAGGGATTCAGTATCGGCGGAAAGCGCGTCAAGGACCGCCCTATAGAAAGTGCTGAGGCCGCCTGATGACGAAGAAACTCGACAAAGAGCTGAACGTCATGGAGGAGTTCACGATCAACTTCCTGTCGCCCGTCGACCGCCCGGCGCAGGAAGGCGCCGAGGCGCTGTTCCTGAAGCGTGACGACGGCAAACGCTCGGGCGGCCGCACGGTCAGCGCAGAGGAACTCGCCAAGCTGAAGGACGCGAACTTCGCGAAGGACATGGACGGGGCGCCCGCCGTATCGACCACAGCGTCGAATGGCCACGCCCACCTCGTATGGCTTCGGGGCCCCGCTGGAGAGACGTCCTATGGCATCTCGGATGCGATCCGGGGCGTCGAGACGGGTGTGATGCACGATCACGGATACGTATTGAAGGCTGACGGATCGATCGAAGTGTTGTTCAATAACGGCCATACGCACGAAGTCGATCCGGCGGATTTGCAGTTTGCGATTCTCGTAGTTCGTAAGAACGACCCAGACTTTGAATGGCCCGCGACGGGCGCTATCGACAAGGGGAACGAAATGACCGAGAAGAAAGCCGAGAAGTCCGCTGAGAAGGTCGCCGAGGAAATGCAGAAGACGGTCGCAAACCTCACGGAGCACCTCGCGCTCACCAGCATTCTCGCGGGCATGTCCGACGCCGAGAAGGGTCACTTCCACAATCTCGCCGATACGGAGAAAGCAGCGTTCGTATCGAAGGGCGCCGACGATCGCGCCACAGACATCTCCGCCGTGCAGAAGGCAGCCGACGATGCGGACCCCGTCGTATTCACGACCGCGTCTGGACTCCAGATCCGGAAGAGTTCCGGAGAAGTCGTGCTCGCTCTCGCCAAGGACGCAGACAAGCAGCGCAAGCGCGCCGACGCTCTCGAACTCGAAACCTCTGCCTCCGGCTTCACGAAGCGGGCCGAATCCGAACTCTCGCATCTGCCCGGAACCGTCGCCGAACGCGCTTCCATCCTGAAGGCAGTCGACGGCATCAAGGACGAGACGCACCGCAACTCGGCGCTCGCGGCCCTGAAAGCTGGCGACGCCGCCATGTCCGGAGCGTTCAAGAGCAAGGGATCGCAGGAAGGCGCAACCGACGAGAATGCTCCCGAGGCGAAGCTCGACGCTCTCGTCAAGCGCTACATCGAGAAGCACGACGACGTCACGGAGGCTGCGGCTTACGTGAAGGTCCTCGACACGGAGGAGGGCGCCGCCCTCTACGGCGAGACCCAAACCCAGTAGGCCCGGCCTACCCCACACTCACTAGGGAGACAGAGACATGGCCTACGAGGAAGTAACCGTCAACATCTCGCTCGTCGCCGGAGAGACTCTCACGCCTTTCCATTTCGTGACCACCACTTCCGACAAGACGATCGACCTCACGGACAACGATACGACCATCATCACTGGCATCGTGATGGAGGGCGTCGCTTCCGGAGTAGTCGCGCCAGTTGCGATCAGCGGAGTTCCGATGATCGAGCTGGCGACCACGCTGGCAGCGGGCGTCATGATCTCAGCGGCGGCCGGAGGCCAGGGTACAACCGCTGGCGCTAGCGCTGGGGACTACATCGTCGGGCCGCTGCTTGCGGGTGGTGACGACGGGGACATTGTTCCCGTCCTACTCAACATCCAAATCGTTGGTGCATAACGGCCGCTTGGCCATCACCTAGGAGACAGCCAAATGCCTGCCGTCCAACCGTCACGATCAGATGTTCATGTCGATCGCCCGCTGACTCAGATCTCGCTGGCGTTCATGCAGAGCGCCGAGAACTTCGTGGCCGACCGGGTTTTCCCTGTCGTGCCGTCCACGAAGCAGTCGGATCTGTACTTCACCTACGATCGCGGTGAGTTCAACCGCGACGAGATGCAGCTGCGCGCTCCGGCGACCGAGTCGGCTGGCGGGACCTACACGATCGGTCAAGACAACTACTTCGCAAACGTCCGGGCCTACCACCGGGATATCCCGGATCAGGTTCGTGCGAACGCGGACGACCCGATCAGTCTGGATCGCGAAGCCACCCAGTACGTCACTCTGAAGGGTCTCCTCGCACGCGAGATCACCTGGAGGACGGCGTACTTCACGGCGGGCGATCCCGACGACACCTGGACGTACGATACGGACGGCGCCTCAGCGCGCTCCGCTTCGTTCGACCCGACGAGCGCTGCCAACAACAACCTCCTGTACTGGAGCGACTCGGCATCGACGCCGATCGAGGATGTTCGCGAAGGGAAGCGCTACGTGCTGGAGTCGACCGGCTTCGAGCCCAACAAGCTGACGCTCGGAAAGGCCGTCTACGATGCCCTGCTCGATCACCCGGACATCGTAGCAAGGCTCGACCGTGGTCAGACCACGGGGCCTGCCATGGCGAACCGTGACTCCCTCGCGGCGCTGTTCGAGGTCGACGAGATCCTGGTGATGAAGGCGATCGTGAACACCGCAGACAAGGGCGCGACGAACGTCCATGCGTTCATCGGTGGCGACAATGGGATGCTGACCTACAGCCCCGCGTCGCCAGGTCTCATGACCCCCAGCGCTGGCTACACGTTCTCGTGGACTGGCTACACGGGCGCGACCGCGAACGGGACCAGGATCAAGAAGCTCCGCAGCGACCTGATCGAGGCGGACCGGATCGAGATCGACATGGCGTACGACCAGAAGCTGGTCTCGGCCGACCTCGGCTACTTCTTCGGAGCAATCATCCAGTAGACGTGAGTCATAGAAGGGTGGGGTGAGGGAGTTGCCGCTCCCTCACCCAATCCCCTCTCACGGAGGTCATCACGATGGCGCTTAGCAATCTCCCGCCGGCCCGGCATCAAGCTCGCCACGTCGGCGTCAGCGAAGCTCTCGGGTTCACCGTAGGCTCGAACGTGTCGGACGCGGACATCGTAGGGACGTGTCGATACCAGCGAGTCGATGACGTCGTCACAGTATTCGGAAGCGTCACGATCGATCTGACGACCACTGGCGCTTCGGTCTTCAATATCGACCTCCCGACTCTAGCGCCTCTCGTGGTCGTGGCGGCTGCTGGATCGATCAGCGGGATGTATCTCGACGCAGACGGAGACGTCGGCGTCATCGTCGGAGACACGGGATCCGACGACGCAGAGGTGACCTTTTCCGCGACGGCTGATACCGCCCGCATCGGGCACTTCTGGTTCTCCTACGTCGCAGACGCGCTGTAAGACCTGCCCCACCGCAAGCCCGGGGTGAGAGAGTGCCGCGCTCTCTCACCCCCTCCCTCTCTCACTGGAGGATGACGAATATGGCTGCACGACCCCGCCGGCTCCGACACTGGAAGCAGCAGTTCGATCCCAACGCCCAGTTCATATGGCGGAGATCCACGCTCTTCAACTGCGTGCAGTTCGAGGCCGGGGACGTTCTCCCGGACGACGTCATCCTGAAGATGGGCGTCAACAAGTTGCGCAGGCTCTGGCAGTCGAGCCGTATCGAGCTGCATGAATTCGATGCGCCGCAAACTTCGCATCCGCTCCCCTCTGGAGCCGCCCCGGAGCGGCCGTCAGGCGATTCCCAGCCCCTTGCAGCTCCCGCCGGGACGATACCCTTAGAGGGCGATACAGAGCGCGACATTTCGATCAAGCACGTAGGCGGACCCTGGTTCATCGTGACTATCGACGGCACGGCCCACAAGGTGCGGGGTCGCGCCAAGGCCGCGGAGCTGGTCGGTTCGAAGGAGCGGGTCGACCTACTCCTGTCTTCGATGCGGGAGATGAGGTGAGGTAGGTATGGTCGCAGCCTTCGACACGATCAAGATCGGACCCTTTTCTCTGGTGGACATTCGGTCGGACTCCGCCCTGGCGGCCAAGACTCTGACGCACAAGGCCCACTGGAAAGCCGAGATGATCTACCAGCGCGGCCGCGGTGAGCAACTCAAGACCTGCAGAGTCGACAGCAAGCCGGAGCCCCAGAACGCCATCGTGGTGCTCGCCGTCCTCAAGGGTGGCGAGTTCTACGGCACATGGGCCTTCATCGGATTCAGGACGTTGAGCCTCGGACTCGGCGTCTGGGATACCGAGGTCCAGATGTCCCCGTGCCTCTCGGACGTACGATCTCCGGACTACGTGAAAGAGGTCGCCCAGATCGGATGCCACCTCCTCAGCGTGCCGCTGCCAGTCGAGGGCGGAGGACGTGTCCAGATCCGCAAGTGGACATTCCCGGACCAAGCCACGGGCGAGGACCCCACGCACCAGTGGGGCGTCAAGGAGGTCCCTGGCTTCCGTGAACTGGTCGAGGCCGACGGGTTGAGATTCAAGACCCATTTCCGCAAGCACCCGAAGTACGGCAGAGTCGAATACATGGAGAGCGTCGAGAGGCTCGAGTCTCCCGCGAGCTTTGCCGCAGGTCCCTGAGCGATGCCGATCGCCTACTGCGTCCGCTCGGCTCCGGTCAATGACGATCAGGTCAGCGAATCGACCTTTACCGTGGCCAAACCAGCAAACGTCTCCTTCAACGAGGTGTTTGGACGGGTCGGCAAAGACACTGACAAGACCCCGAGAGATAGGGGATGGAATATCCAATACGACACCGCCCCGGTCCCGCTCGACGCCCAAGTAATCCGATCCAAGATCGTGCTGACCGCAGATTCCAACGAGTCGAGCGTCTTTGACTCACTGATCTGGCGCTACAAGGATGGGTCGAGCCCAAACCTCGACAGCGTCACGGAGACCATCCACCAGCAATTCAAGTGGCTGGCACGCGTCCGAGACACCGCCTCGACCGAGCTAGCGCGTTCTTCGATAACCGGCACGTTCGATTTCGGACTAGACGCCTCAATGCGAGGCGCGACCGCAGCGGGTCAGGTCCTCATCCTCTCGACTGCTGGGAATGGCTTCCTGGGCTCCGTATCGATGTGGCTCGGCAGGGTGTTTGGGAGTTCATTCACCGGGACGTGCGTGGCGAAGGTCTACGCGACTTCTGGAGCGAGTGGGTTATTCACAAGGGGCAGCTTGCTGGCGACTTCCTCGACTCGCCCGACTACTGATATCCCGCTCATCTTTCCTGGCGAGTTCACGTTCACGCTCCCGTCACCGCTCCCGGTCACCAGCGGTCAAGTGATGATCGTAGAGGTCTCATTCGATCCGGAGCCGACTGGCCTGAATGAAATCATCGTAGTGGGAGACACCGGCTTCAGCGCAGATCCGGATAACGCTCTCCTGTTCGGTCCGTCCATGCAGGCATTCGACCCGGCCGTCTACATGAACGGCACAGAACAATCGGTGGGCAACCAGGACCGAGACATCCCGTCAGTAGCCTCGGAGCGATTCACATTCCCGACCTTTGTGGCAGGCGACCAGTACGAGATCGGCGACGCCTTATACTCGCCTGATGTGGTGCTGCCGAACTTCACTCGCTGGGTCCAGGAGGGTCTTGATGGCCGCGGGTCCAGCAACCGACTGAGCTTTTCGATTCTACCTGATTTCGGATTTAGCCCGAACCCTCCGACCAGTGGGGAGGAGCGGCGGTGGAGATCAGGCGATCACGCGACGCCGCAGATCGTCGACGGGAACTCCCTCTTCGGGACGGTGCTGGTTGTCGAATATGCCGGCGATGCGATCGGGCACATCGTCCAGATCTCAGATCCAGAGGTCGCGGTCGGAATTGCCACGGCATCCGTACAGGTCGCCGTGCCCGGCCCCACGGCAATTGCCACGGTCCAGACGGCATCAAAGACGGTCGCCATCCGAGCCGCCACCCATCTCGCCGAGGTCCCAGCCGCTACCCTGGCAGCACGAGTCCCAGGGACATCAATCGCGGCCGAGGTCGCCACAGCCAGCATCCCGGCCCGGCTGTCCAACGCCACGGCAGTCGCCACGGTCAGGGAAGCGATGCAGACGGCTGCCATCGGGCCCGCTACCCTGACCGCTCAGGTTCAGGCTGCTGCTCTGGTCGTAGAGGTCCGGACAGCTAACCTGGCAGTCCGGATCGCTGTCTCGCCAGCGGGCGGACCGGCGACGGGGGACACCGTGGGAGAGACACTCGACATCAGCCCGACCGATATTGACGTCGAGGTGACGCGACGCGACTCGACGCCCTTCTCGTTCACGCTACAGGACGAGGACGCCGCCCCGATCGACATCACGGGCTACGACTCGTTTACTCTGACCGTGGATCCGAGCGAGGAACCATCGGACGCGACTGCGAACCTTTTCCGGATCACGGCCGCATTCCCGTCCCCGGGGACCGGAGTCATCACCTTCAGCCCGTCGATCCTGGACCATACCCAGAACCATGGCGAGTATTTCTTCGACGTCGAGCAGATTGACGGCTCGGCGAATGTCCGGACGATCATCAAGGGCAAGTACACGATCCTGCCCGACATCACCCAGCCGTAGGAGGTTGCCACCATGGCTCTTCGAACCATCCCTCCCCATAGAATCACGGGCAACTACGAGCCGACGATCGTGGCGGGTACGAATCTGAACACGGCCACGTTGGCT